TGAATCAGTAAAATCTTTGGATCTATTAGTCAGTTCTATATTATCGTAACCAGGAAGACCCGAGAATGCAACATATGCATTCTTTTCATCATCAACAAATGTGTTTTGAATATTTGCTAAGACACCATCAGCATTGAGGTTGGCAGATCCAAAATCAAGTTTTTTCTTGATAAGATAATCTTTAGTATTAACAAAAGTAGTGGTTATATTTCCAGAAACCGTAAATGTCCTTCTGTTGTCCACATCAGAAACATCCAGATTTTCTTCTAATACGGATTTATCATTTTTCAGTAAAATATCAACTTTATCACCCGCATATAAGTGGTGGTCAACTTCGGTCGTAAAAGTTGTTCCACTGACACTATCGACATTTGTAAGAACTACATTATTGTAGAACCACCTGTTAAATCTAACATCATCTTCATCTACCTTTTCGCCAAGATGCTTCACTCGAAGCACATCATTCTTTCTGAACTGACTCGTACCTTTTTTATTTTCTGAAACTCCTACAACAGTACCAACAACCCTCATAGTGACGAGTTTGTTGATATCATTATTCTCATAACCATATACGAAGTTTCCATCAATGATTGGATCATTCTCTGCAAGAGTTGTGGAGAGTCCTACACAGTTGAAGAATTGATTGGCACTCTTACTCTCATATGTGACCAATTCCAGTCCTTCATTGTCCTCATTGAGGAATGAACCACTTTCTGGGAATCCAACGGTTGAATCTACAGTCAGAGTTGTATTTGTAACACCAACACCTAAGACTCTGGTCTTTTTGCTGACCATGAACTTATTTTCAATACTATTCTTAGGGAAGAATAATTTATGGTAATATTTTGAACCTAAGATTACAGTTTCAACTCTTGAAATAATGGCTCTTGCAGTTGGAGCATCAGTTGAACCCTGGAGCAAGGTGGTTTCTCCAAGATTTCTTGGATTTCCTTCAATTGCTTCTACAACAACTACATCTGACTGTGAGAAGTTAGCAGCAGATGCTTGAATCGTATTATCGAATGGTTTCAGAACTTCAACAAACTTTCCAAAGAGAACAGTGAAGAGAATCTTCAATGAAGTGTCAGTTCCCTTTGAACTATAGAAGTCTCTTGCTCTTGAAAGGATATTATCGATATTAACGCTTTGGAACTTCCTTTCTTCAATGCCTGGCAAGAACATCTTCTTGTACTTGCTGAAGAATTCTGCTAAGAATACCAGACCAAGATTAGTAAGAGTCGTTCCTGCATCATGGAATGAAGATCGACTGTTATTGAAGTTTAAGAACTCTCCACTGACATCATCAATGCCAGAAAATCCTCTGACACATCCAGTGAAGGCAAAACTAGTAGCAGTAGGAAGAGTTGCGCCTATTGGGTTAGTTTCATCAAGATCTAATACATCATCAAGAGTAGTTGGGTCATCAGAAATTGTAATCGTGTTAGAATCTATAACTTCAGTGACATAATAAGTCCGACCAGCAACAACATTAGAAAATGACGTATCAAAGATAATACTTTGTGCTCTAAACGAATCTAAACCGACAG